AATTGTTTCATTTTTCTTCCACCTTCTTTTGTTCAATCAATCTTTGCATTGACAGGCTCTGTCTTTATCTGCTATCCATCAAACCCACCATGATACATTTTTCTTTTCCATTGTTTATTATATTATAATAATAAAGAGTATTTAAATGTTTATATTCTCTAATATATATATTGCAATACTATATATTGGAGTATATAATTAAAAAAACTTCAATTATTCGTTGGTTTATGCTATTTAATGCTGTTTTCATAATATTTCTAACTTTTGCAATTACTTTTTTCCTCTTTTCAGTAGGTATAGCATTGAAAGTGCTTCTAACATTATTTAGTTCATACTCAAATAATGCAACTATTTCTTTTCTGTCTTGTTCCTTCATTCTATTTTTCTCCTTATTCTGTTAGTTCTTCAACTTCTTCTGTAGGTTCTTCAGATTCTACTTCAGATGTTTCAGGTGTTTCAGTTTCTTCCATATTTTATTTCCTCCATAAAATTTAGATTAAAATAAACCTTAAATCTGCATAAGGGTATTTTGAATCTTCTATTTTTATGAATATGTTGCTTTGAGGTTCTATAATCCAAACCTGTTTTTTATAATCTACCATTATGTTAAATGCATGGTAATTACTCCAAGCAATACCAAACGCAAATTGTTTTAAATCCAAATTCCAATATCCCATTAAAGCAAATGAAAACTCGTCACAATCAAATTGTTCTTTCTTCCATTTATTAATATATACTTTGGTATTTATAGAATATTTTTTAGCTTCGGTCATTGAGGTTAAACTAAATTTTCTATCTGATAAATATATATTTTTACAATAAGGATTAAGCAAAGTTTTCAACTCAGCATATTCAATTTCACCTGTTTTTTTAGGTGATATGATTTCATCTAAGATTATGAGTTCTTTTAAAACAACTATTTCTTCTTTAGCTGCTCTAAGTTCTTCCTCTGTATCTTTCCAATTAAAAGCTCCTTTGAGCCATTCTATTAAACCCATTTTGCGAAAATTAAGATGTCTTATAAACTTCCTTTATAATAACTCTACTATATGTTGTTTGTCCAGTATTAGTTCCAGCATCATAAGCATAAAATCTAATTTTCAAACCATTTGCTAATGTTACTGGATTACTTGCATAAGGTGTGCCCCCTATAAAGATATTCCATTTATTTGCTCCTATATAAATTGCTTCTAATGAACTTGATGGTTGAATAGAAGTATTTTTTCCGTCTCCCGTATCAACTAAATTTCCTGTTGCAACTTCTGTAAATCCTTGTGTAGCATTTCCTACATAATATTTATAATAAACCGATTCAGCATCATCTTGAGAAAGTCCTAAACTTGTAATTATAGCAATTATTTTTCCACTTGTAAGTGCTGTTTTCAAAGTTAATTGTGCTGTTGCTACTGCATCAGTTGCTTGTGCATATATTCTACAATCATTGCTTTGTATACTTACTGTTCCATTTTCAGTAACAGTAGTATCCCATTTACCGCTATCAACAGGGTCACCATTATTTCCAACAAAATCATCAAAAGCTGTTAAATAATCCCACCAATGATTTGGTGCTTTTCCAAAAACAATTCCTCCCAAACTAAATTGAACCATTTTAAGATAAAAAAACAGTTCCACTAATTAAACTTCCTGTTCCAAATTCTCCATAACTCCCTGCTTGATAACAATATCTATATTCTATTGTGCTTCCTAATGTTGTTCCACTAAAAAATACTTGAACTGGGTTTAAGTCTGCATTATAAGAACCAACTATTGAATAACTTTGATTATCTCCAACCACTAATCCACTTATAATATTTAAATTAGAATCTGTTATAAAATCTGTAACTTGTGGTTGTGGAAAGTCAAATCCTCCAAAATTAACTCTATCTGCAATTTCATTAATCCCACTAACACCTTCATTTCCAGCTCCTACTCCTACTGAAAATAAATCTCCACTTGCAAAATTTGTGTGTAATAATGTCATTTGTTTAACCTCCTTTCATAAATTATAAATATCATTTTGTAATCACCATTTTTATTTTACTATCATTTCTATAAAGAACATTTTTTGTAGGATAATTTTGTTTATCTCTTGGAACAATTTGTTTTCTCTTTATGTCTAAGTCTTTTAATATTTGTTCCTTTAATACTTCTCCAAAAATCTTCTCAAAACATAAATCACCTTCTGATACTTCTTGTTTTTTAATAATATTAATTACTTTCTCTTTCAATTTAGTATAAAACCCATCAAATGTTAATGCCATATTTATGCTCCACTATATCTAAAACTTACTTGAATTTGTAATTCTCTTTCACCTTCAAATGTATCTTTAGTTATAACTTCTCTATTAAATAAACTTCCATTTGTTGCTGCATTCATTAATCCAAATTCTGTTATATCTAATCCACTTACTTCTGTTGAACTAAAGTCTGCAATATATGTGCCTATTTTTGATACTGATAAATCATAACTTGTTAATGCATTTCTATCATTCTCTTTTTCAAGTGTTGTATCTCCTGCTGCGAATGCAGTTGTTCCCGAACCAATAGCCATATGTGTTGGTATTATTGGTTGTGGTGAACCAACTAAACTTCTAATAGTGTTCAATCCTATTGTTGTTATCATCGTTTTAACTCCTGTAATTTATTTATAATTATATATATCATTCTATATATCCTCCACTTGTAAGTAATTCACTTCCTAATACTCCTACTCCCAATCGTGATGTAGGACTTTCAAATCTTCCATGTTTATTTGAATGAAATACAAAATTATTCATAATACTTCCTGTCCATACTTCATAATGGTTATCTATTGGCACTGTATCAATAGATGTTTCAAGTCTTGTCATAACACCCTGTAAATCTCCTGTTTCAACCCTTCTTACTCTTAATATAGTATCTTTCATAACATCTGTGAAGTCATCAATTTTTAAATTAAGTGAAAGGTGTAATACTTGGTCTGATAAACAATTCTCTTTATTAAATGAATATGAAACATTAAGAATTTTATATGTTTCTGAATTTATATTATGAAATGGTATATCAACAACACAAGTATTGCCAGGAGTAACATCTATAATTCCATGAACATCTATGTCACCCATAACTTTTGGGTCTTTGTTTTCTGCTAAAAAATCTACTGCCTTTTGGTTTGCTTGTGCATAATCTTTTATATCTTTGTCTGTTACAACTTTTGTTTTTGGACCATAATCTAATATACTTCGTGCATCTTGATTAAATTTAAGAATTGGAGTACTTCTTTCATAATCCACCTGAACATTACTTGTCCCACTTATAGGTATGTTATCTCCTGCTGTTGTTCCAGATACAAATATAATATTCTTTTGGTTGAAATCTACAACATATTTTAAATTTGCTTTTGTTGCTGGGTCATCCATTTGATAAACTCCACCATTCTCTTGTAATACACTACTTACAAATACTCTTGTATTATGAGGATTGTCTGTAAGTTTTAAAACACTACCTGCTCCAATGCCACCAATATCTGTTGCTCCTGTTAATATTCTATCTCCATAAACCCATACTTTATTATAAATCTTGGAATCATCTGATTTAAAACTTGCATTTGTTATATTTGTATTATTAAAAGTTTCTCCAGAACTTACACCATCTTTTATAACAAAATGAACATCTTTATCTTCATCTACATAAAAAATATATCCTGCAGCTTTTGCTAAATCTTTTAATGCATCAAAAACTATAGTATGATTATACCCCATTCTTTCCATAGTTATTCCTGTTGATGTATTAACATTATTTGTTGTTACTGCTCCAACTGCATTTTGTTTTATAATAACCTTTGCTATTTCTCCTGCATCTCTTTCTTTAAAAACAATAGGTTGTATTGTCATATCTTGTAATACAGCACCATAATCTCTCCCATTTAATATTATTTTTTCATCTAAATCTGAACCTGTATATCCTATACCTTCTATAACTCCTGTAAATATCTTTGTTGTTGCTGGGTCTGTATCTAAATCTGCATATATAACAACTTCATCATTAAGAGAAAATGTATCATCAAATTCTCCTGCGTTATTATTGATTTCTATTGAAAAAGTAGATGTTGTATTAAAATCTCCTATGCTTCTATCTAAATCAATTTGGTCTGCATTATATTCTATTCCTGCAATTGTTAATTTTGTATTTATCATTTTAAGCTGTTGACATTTTCTTATTTAATTCTAATTGTAAACTATTAGCAATATCTCTTGAACTAAATCCATTAAGATTGTTTATATTTATATTATTTACAGTTGCTGGTGTAGATGTTGATATTGGTGCAGTTGGTGTATATGTAGCATAACCCATCATTTCTCCTTTATACTTTCCTAAACTTATTTCACCAATTCTTCCAGGTCCTCTACCAGTGAAAAATTTTATTGCTGCTAATATAGGATTTACCAAAATTAATAATCTGTTAATTTGTCTTTCAAGATAACTTATAATATAATTCCAAACCTTTACAACAACATTTCTAATTCCAATAAATACATTTTTTATTGCAACACCCACTTTTATAAATTTTTCTTTAACCATATCCCAATTTTTATATAACCAAATACCAGCAGCCACTAATAATCCAATAACTGCTATAACAGCCAAAACTATTGCAATCCAATAAATATTTGCTGCTACAAACGCCAAACTTGCTGTTACTGCTCCCCATATTGCACCTGTTGCTGCTACTAACATTGCTACAATTAATGCTTTTAGTGCAACCATAATCATTATTGCTCCTGCCAATATTAATATTCCTGCTGCAAACCCAGCGACAACTACAATCACTTTTTTAGTTGTATCAGATAATCCTAACCACCAAGCAGATACCTTTTTTATAATATCCACAACAAACTTCATTGCAGGTGCAAATACTTCATTAATTACTCTTCCCACATCAATAAGCATATTCTTTGATGCACTCATAGCTTCTCCCCATTGATATTGAACAGTAGCAGCCATATCTTCAAATTGTTTTTGAGATAACCCAGTAGAATTAGTTATAATATCCATAGAAGATGAAACTTCATCTTGTGCCTACCCTAAAAGAGGAAATACTGCTCGCAATGCTTTAACATTGCCAAATAAACCACCCATCGCTTCAGCACTACCATCTGTTGTTCCTTTTAGTGCTTGTAGTGTTCCCATCAATCCTAATTCTGCTATCATTGCCTGTCCAGATTCATATCCCAAACCTGCAATTGCTTCTTTCATATCTTCAGAAGGTTTAATCATCCCTGTTAATACAGCATTTAATGCTGTTGATGCTTCTTCTGGTCCAGCCATTATTTTTGTTAATCCAGCAAAAATTGCACCTGTCTCTTCTAAAGAGACACCCATTTCTCCTGCTGTTCCTGAAACAGTTGGAAATGCTTGAGCCAATTGTTCCATTGTTGTTTGACCTGCCTTTACTACTCCTGCAAAAACATCAAATACTCTTTCAGTATCATCTATTTCAATTCCAAAAGCAGCCATAGTTTTAGTTCCTGCTTCAATAACAGATGAAAGTTCAGCAGAACCTCCTACAGATGCTATTGTTGCTTTATTCATAAAAAATTGAGATTCTGCTATATCAGTAATTCCTGCCGATTGTGTTTGATAAATGCCTGCCAATACACTTAATTGGTCTCCTTGGTTTCCTAATAAAAGATTTGTTTCATTAACAAAATCACCATAAAGTTTTTGAGCATCTTGTCCTTCTTCTAACAATGTATTTACTTTAGCATATTCTGTTTCAACTTCTGCTGCTGCTTTCCCAGCTCCAATCATAGCACTAGCAATTAAAGCACCTGCAATAAGAGCTCCTGCCCCTGCTGCTAATAATCCTTTATTTACATTAGCAAAAGTTTTACTAAACTTATCTACTGCAGAAATGACTATCATTATTCCTGCTCCACCTGCTGCTCCTGCTAATAATCCACCTAATGCTGCCATTTTCTTATCTCCATTTTAATTTGAAAGTATTCTATCCATTTTTTTCTATTATAATTTACTTTAGCATTACACCCTCTACATAAACAAATCAGATTATCAGGATTACAATTCTTCTTATTATAATCTATATGATGAATAGCATTTCCATACTTACTACATTTTTGACAAATATAATTATCTCTTTCTCTTATTGCCCTTCTTAAAGTTTCAGTCCAATCAACAGAATAAGGTTCAAAACTTATTCCATCTTGCCAATTAGGATGATTCTCTTTTGTTTTTGCTATACTCATTTTCTTTCTTGTATTTTCACTTCTTATAATTCCCATATGTCCTTTACTAATATTTATCATATGTTGTTCTGACTTTTTCTTTCCTATACTTGCTTTGCTCATTTTTTCTTTTTGTTCTTCTGATAATTTTCTACCAGTTAGTGATTTACTTAACTTCTCTCTTGTTTCTTTTGAAGGATTATATCCTTTGTGAGATTCTCTTAATTTTCTATTATGTTCTTCAGTTCTAACTCTTCCTTTCATAACTTCGCTCAATTTTCTCTTAGTTTTTTCAGTAGTCACATATCCTTTATGTGCTTCGCTAAGATTTTTCCTCTGTCCTATTGTCATTTTACTTCCTTTTATCATCTTCTGTATCTTCCACTACTTTTAGCTTTTCTTGATGCTTTCTTCTGTTCTCTTTCCTGTTTCTTTGCCATTCTATTCTTTGCACTCACTAATGAATTTATTTCAGGATATGTCAAGTCTGGGATGTTGAAAAAGTTATAGCCACAACATTCGTGTAACCACAAAGCCATATCCTCATCCCCTTCTACTTTTTTGAGAGTAGTAATTCCTGATTTTGAACAATCTCATCTGTCTTAATTCCAATTTCTTCTTGACTTATACCTAAACTAATTGCTAATATTGCTTGAGTAACATTTAAAGCCATTTGTGGTTTCATATCGTTAATCTCTTCATCTGTTAACTTTGGACTAACTAAACCAGTCTTAATAACATCATTATCTGCTTGTATCTTTGTTGCAGGGTCATCACTTGTAGCTTTTTGGTATATCTCTTGTAACTTACCACGAGTAAGTGGAATTATCTTTACACTTGGTTTTTCTTCAATATTTTCCAAAACAACATCTTGAGCCAATAATGTTCCTCCTTCTCCTCTTGAGAAGATTAATTGTTCTTTACTTATTTCCATTTTGTTTTTCCTCCTTTGTATTTAAATATAAAATCCATTAATTCTGTATAACAACTCTCACATAAATCGTGGGTATTGCATCCAAATCTAACCTCTTCACTTTTATCTATTTCTTCCTTACACCTATCGCACTTTATGATTTTCATTTTATTTATAATTAAAAATATATTAACCTACTATTTCATATATATTTCATTCAATTCTCAATCCCTCATTAATCTATTTAGTTTCTTATTTGATTCAGATTCTTTACTATAGTCTCTCACAATCCTAAATCTTCCAGGCTTTGTTTCAGAGATTTCTAAAACTATTCCTTCTCGCGCAGCTTCGACCACTGCTAATTCAGTTTGTTTTTTCATCAATAACTTTTTAGCTTCTTGAACTTTTATCTTGTTTTCTATTGTCATTATATATCCTCCCTTTAATTTAATTTTAAAATATGCTTCCAATTCTGCCTGTGCTATCACATTTAACAGGAATTAAAACTAATCCACTTTGTGCAAATAACTGTGCCATTACAACTGTGCCACTTGCAGGATAACCGGTACCAGATATCTGTGCTTGCCTCATGTCTGATGCCATCTTATCTCTTTAGACGCTTAAATTTAGTATCTTCTGATAACCGAGTATAATCCATATAAACAGCACACTTTCTACCATTCTTCTCTAACATTAAAGCTTCATCTACATCTTTTAATTTTTCTTCATTCTCTACTATTCCTTTTGTTTCGTTGTCCATTATATCCTCCTTTATATTTATTTTTCTACTATATTGTTTGACATTCCACAGAATCTACAAAATTTATCTCCAGCTGCTGAACCATCCTTACTATGTTCTAATGGTTTTTGTATTCCGTATGAACTACAGCTTTTCTTGTTTTTACAGATTTTTACTAATTCTTTTTCTTCCATCTTTTCCTCCTTTTTGGTTTTAGTTATATCATCATGTTTTAATTGCTTCATATTCTTTCTGCTATGTTTTAACATATCTTTCATAGCATCTTTAGTTTTATTCCTCAAATCAGGCAATGCAGGTAATAACTCAATTAGCTTATCTGTCATATCCTCTCCTATTTCTGAATGTAACTTATTTTGAATCTTCTTTATATTTTCCTCAATATCATTATCTCCTTTAAGTGTCAATTTGTTGGTATATTTATTTGTATCAGGATTAAACTTAACAGTGGTTTGGTCTTTATAAGAAATAACACCATCTTTAGTAGCAACAACTCTTCTATACAAATAATCTTTGCTTCCACAATCACCACAGCGAGTTGGTGCTCCAAATAAACTTGCTGTAGTATCCCAACCACATTTCTTACATAAAAAACGATTTGCATTTAATGGATTTTCAAATATTCCTTCTTTAATTTTCTTTTTTTCCATTAACTCTTTTTCATTCAATATTTTAATTTCTGTTGACATTCCTGCTAAATCATTTACCATTTTTAATCACCTGATTTTTACTACATAGCTCACATTTAAACATTTCAGCACCATTATCTTTGTTAGACTCATCATTTATAATTCCAATGCTTACTAATTTTTCACTATCACAATATCTACATTTATTTCCCATTATCATATTTCTCCTTTTAATACCATATCTATATGTTTTAATTTTTCTTTCTTAAAGTCTATAAACTCCTCATGTTTCCTTTGCCTATGAGTTGATGCTCTTGCGCCTCTTCTTGTAAGTTCTTCTTTGTCATCCCCTTCTAATTGTGCAGTTGTTCCTTGTAATAAATTTTCTGCTCCTTGCCTCATAACTGCCTGTGCTCCTATTGTTCCTGAACCAGAAGAATCTTCCCAATCTCCTGTTTTTACAACGTCTTCATTCTTTAATACTGCTGATGCAGGTGATGCTCCACAATCATGGACATAATCAGTAGTATCAAAGCTAACCATATAGTTTTGACCACAATTTGGACATGTTTTAATCATTTTCTTTATTCTCCTTTTTTAATTTTATAATCTCATTATCTAACTCTTCAACAACATCAACCAAATATCTCATTAACTCTACTAATTCAGTCTGCGATACAAACTGCTTTCCTAATATCTCATCTATATTTTTCCTATTCATCTTCTTTTATAACCAAATCTTTATTTAATATTTTTATAACAAAATCATTATCACTTGCTTTTAATGTAATATCACTTTTAGTTTTCCTTTTCAATATTATGCTTTCTACCATTATCTTATATCCTCCTCATTCCTATCAACAATACCAATGCCATTACTTTTGCCTGTCTTACCTGCTTTTACTTCTCTGCCTAATCCTTTGCTTAATATCATTCTTATTTGTTTTTGTTCCATACTCTCACTCTGTCCAATTAAATCTTCCACTGCTTTTAATGTCATTATTTTTTAATCACCCCTTTTTTTTCTGCAATCTCCTTTATAACCTCTTTTAATATTTTTGTAAGTTCTTTTTTATCAAGAATTATAATTGCTAATTTATTCAATTGTTTTTTAGTTAATTCTTTCTTTTCCATAATTTAATTAAATTATCTTTATTTTTAAAGGTTTTTAAGAAAATTATATAATTTATAAAGACAAAGAAACAATGGTGAGGTTATTTGTTACTTGGTAGTAAATGCACCATTGTTCTATTCTCTATCCTCTCATTATGCAAACTGGAAGATAAAATGGTAATAATAAAGACCAATTTACTATATGAGTATAATTATTGTTTTTTATCATCTTCTAATATCTCTATTCTTTTTCTTAAATCATGTAATCCTATTTGCAATACACTAACCTTTGTTATTAACTCTCCAACATTATCAATCAACACCCCTTGCCTTTCTTCTATTCTCCCAAAAGCATTTTGTATTGGCATACTAACTATCCCTCTTTTCATTTTTTCTCCTCTGTTTTTATAATCTCTATTTCAGTTGCTCTTAATCTTCCCATACTATCCTTTTTTATAAAATACTTTACTTTTTGCCCTTGATAAATATCCTCTTTTCTTATAGGCAAGAATTCAAGTTTTTTTACTTTGCTAAATCCTGCAAAATCTGAAATATGAGCAAAAATATCAGTTTCACATTCAGGCGAGATTATAAATCCATAGCCACTATTACCATCAAAATTCCTAATCACTCCTCTTTTTTTCTGTTTCATTTTCCTCCTCTTTCTTTTCTATATTTACTTTAATCTCCTTTTCTAATCTCTTCTGTGTATCTTCATATTCGCTTTCCTCATAAGCATAAACTATGTCTGGTGTTTTCTCATCTGGAAATCCACATTTTTTACGAGAATCTTTTAGCATATCTACTCCTTTTTGTAATTCTACTAACCTTTTCTTATACTTAAAATTTATAGCAAATACCATTGCATCTGCTTGCTCCTGACCAAATTGCTTAACCCATTCTTCTTTTGCTTTCATTAAATAAAATCCTTCTATCATCCTCATAGCCATTTCTCTCCATACATATTCCTTTTTTATAAGTGAAATATTGATATTGGCATCCAATTCAATCTTACTCCCAAAAATAGCTGAATGTTTCCTAATCATAGTATTAACTAATTGAATAAAATTGGCATCATTCAAATTCCTTTTAAGCGCCTGTTGCAATAATCTCTGTATTTGTAATGCACTTATTTGTGGATTTGAAATTAATTCTGTCAATGCTTTGTCTGCATTCTCATCTCTCATCTTTGGAATAGAGCTAATCTTTTGTGCAATTTTCCTTTTTAAAGATGAAGAACCTTTTTGTTTTGACCTAACAGCATCACTATAAGGGTCTCCTTTTTTCTTTAAAGACCTCATTCCTGGCAATAGTTTTTTATAATCTCTTTTTCCCATCTTCATTAATATTTATTTAATTTTTATAATACACCTTATAACCACCTCAGAATCACCTCATACACCTTCTCTAAGCGATTCTAAGAGACTTTAATTGTTTTTACACATATTATTATATCTTATTACTTTCCTCCTTTTTCTATGCTGCCTTGTTGTTTTTTCCTGTTTATTTCCATTTTCTTTGTTTTAACTTTTTAATTAAAACCACTTTTTAAAAAGTGAATTAAAAACTAAAAACCTCGTGTCCCTAAAGACACGAGTTTAGTTTTAGGTATGTTTTTAACTTTTTACTTTTTAATATTACTTATTATATAAAAAGTTAAAAAGTAAAAAGTTGCTATATCACCTCCTTTATCTTATATATTCCATAGTCACATTCACATTCATTTCCCTTTAAGCTTTTTAAAGCTGAGTCAACAGAACTTGTCTTATGTCCCATCTCTTTCATCACTTCAATAGCTTCTTTTCTTTGAAATTCCTTTATATCCTTGTCTACTGTCCATTTTAATATATCAGCTTTGCATGCACTCATTTTATCCAAATACTTATCTCTTACTTTCCCTGTATAGATTATATGCATTTCTTCTTCATCGCCAGATACTTCAAAATTCTCTGCATAAGTCTTGCCATCATACCTATTTTTCACTTGTTTCATTATAAATTCATTATTTTTTGTATTTCCAAGATAAATCACACTATCAGCCATAGCCCCAAATTCTCTACTTCCACTCATATCTTCTAAATCTTGACTAAACTGCATAAAGTTCTTCTTTCTTGAATGATGTATTAATACAAAACTCACATTAAATTCCTCAATTATAGGTCTCAAAACAGTGTAAATTCTCCTAACATCCTTCTCATCTCTTTCACTCAAAGGGAAAACCTTTGCAACACTATCAACAACAACTAAATCTGGTTTAAATTCCTCAATTTCTATCTTCAGACTATCAATTCCTTTTGGACTCAATATATTGAATCCATTAGAAATTAACAACTGAAATTCTTTAAGTTTTTCAATTCCAATTCCTAATCCTTTTGAAATTTTACTAATTTTATCTTTCATGCCAATTTCTCTATTCTCCTCATCTATCCATAAAGTTTTGAATTTCTTTGTTTTAAAATCCAACACTCTTTTTCCTTTAATTCCACACATAGCAGTATATAACAAAAAATTTGTCTTCATGCTGCCTGCAGGACCAAAACAATATAGTAATCCATTTCTTGGAATTATCCCTTCAACTAAATATTCTATTTTTGGTATATCTTTTTCCATTAGGTCACCTGCTGTTATTTTTACCATATTCTATCCCTGATTTCTTGAATAGCAATAATGGTACACAAAGAAATTTTAACTTTCCCAGATTTTATATCATCAATAACAATCATAGATTCAGAAACATCAGTACATTTTCCTCTATACATATAACCATTATTAATATTAATTTTAATTTTTTTTCCTAAAAATTCTATTACATCATTTTTTATCACCATCTTAAATCACCTCCTTTATAATTATTAATTTCAACTAACCTCTTTAGGTTTTTGAATATCTGCTCCTTTTTTCTTTAATTTTTCCATTTGTTTTTTATATTCAACCGCCATTTTCTCAACTATATTATCTTCAACCTCTTGTCTAAACTCCTTAACAATTTCCTCTTTTAAATTAGTTTTCATATATTCTCTGTCTTTCATTAATTCACAAGATTTTTCAACTACTTTTCCAAGTTCTTCAAGTTTATCATCAAACTCTCCTACAAAACATACATCTACCCAATCACCAGCTTTAAGATTTCTTAACTTAATTATTTCTGGTTCTATCTTTATTCCTAAACTATCTCCGTATTTTTTTATTTGTCTCTTTGCCATATTATTATAATTAATATAATTAATTAGAGTATTTAAATGTTTATATACTCTAATATATAATATTGTAATATATATATTAGAGTATATAGGTCAATATTTATTTAATTAATTCTGCACAATCAATTAAATTTGGTTTGTTTCCAAAACATTCATTGCTTGCATCTACTTCAGCGTTGTATCTATCAAAATCACATATTGGATTATCACTATCCATTATGCAATCAACTCCATCAACATATCCATCTTTCTCAAGAATAGCAATTTCACAACTTCTATCTTGTGATGCTTCAATACACTTTGTATATTCAGATTTTGGAAATTGAACTGTATTATCAGAATTACTTATTAAAAAACCAGTTACTAAAATGCCTATTACTAATCCAATCAATACCCATATCCAAGTTTTCATTTTATATCCTCCATATTTAATTTATTAATTATAAAACAAGGTATTAAACAAGACAAGAAAAACAATAAAGCTCCTATTAAATGAACTAATTGCATTGGCATTTTGTTTTACTCCCTTTCATTTCTATACAAGCAATTTGATGTTGGTCTAAAATACATTCTGCTCCATAACCATTAACTATAAGATATGTATGTAGCATTCCTTCATCATCCCCACATTCTTTAGTTCCAATAGGGCATATTCCTGCCTTATCTATTTTTCTTACATCTAATTTAGGATAATTTTTATTTAAATAATCTTTATAATATAAAGCATAAGACAAACAATTCCCATTTTTTATATATGTATTATTTTCTAACTTAAACAACAAACTTTCTAATCTTCCTTTATTAGAACACTCGTCAATTATTTTAATTTCATTATTTTGTTCTTGATATGGATTGTTAGGGTTTCTTAAACTTCCAATAAACATTCCCATTAATATAAATCCAATAACAAATCCAATTAAAACCCAATATCTTGTTTTCATTTTCCTTTACTCCCTTTCAACTTTATTAATCTAAACTTCCCACCTTTTTTATATGGAAATTTCTTATTTTCTTTTTTCTTTTCTTTTGCAGTATTTCTTTTCTCTGATTTCATTGTTTAACCTCACAACTTATAATATCTGCTATTCTTATGGCAACAGGATTACCAAATCTATCTGTTATATAGACAAATTCATCTTTTACTTTATCTACCTTTCCTTCATAATGAAATTTGTTTTTAATAACTATAAAGACTTTCTTTTTCAATGCTTTTTTTATAAATTCTGAATCCATTTGTTATATATTTTTTTATATATTTATATTTATATATTATTAACATTTCCATCTTCCCAACTATCTGAAATAAACTTTTCAATTGCTTTAAGTTGTTTTTTGTTAATTGTAAATTCGCAATCCCATTCACCATTTTTATAAACAACAAGTCTATAATCAAGAACATTCATTTGTGCCAACGCATCTCTTTGTATGTATTTTTGTATCATTTTTGTTTATCCTCCGTTTTTTGTTTTCAAGGCAAGAGATAAGAAAAGATTGTTCAAAACTTATCTCTTGGTTTCTTGAATATATTTCAAGGGAAGGTGAACATCAAGGCACCCTCCTTTCTTGAATATGATTTATAATATCAAATTATCATTCACTCTTATCATTGTTAAAAGTGTATTTTTTGCTGCTTTGTTATGAATCAGCATATCAGTACCTCATAATTTAATTCGTAAATATAATAAGACATTCTAATGGCGAGAGAAGTCTTATTATGTAAAGGAAGAATGTAAAATTCGTTATGTTTGTTTTTTTGTATCATCTTCATCATCATCTAAGTTCGGATTTAATTTAATATTCATTTTAGTTTCATTTCTTGCTTTCATCTTTTCTCCTGCTAACTTTGCTAAACGATTTTCATTCTTTTCTTTTTCTTTCAAAATCTTTTTTGCAATGTTCTGGGGTATGTAATCCAATTTCTTAACTTCTACTATTACATATTCTCCTTCTTTAAAATTCTCTTTTATCAACTCTTTGGTCTTCAATACAACACCACTTGAATAGTTAGTCAATTTTATGATTTTTTTAATTGTTTTCATTTTTTCTTTTCCACCTTCTTTTTGTTCCAATCATATCTTTTGCAATTTGGACAAGCTCTTGGTTCTTTTAATCTTGCTATCCATTCAAACCCACATTGATTACATTTTTTCTTT